AGTGTCAATATTATTTTAACAAAAAAAGAGCAATATATTATTTTTCATTATAATTGTGAAATATTAATTTCTTATCAAGGAATTCTTGACCCAGAATTTACATGTGGAAATTATAGTTTTATATTAAAGCTTGATATAAAAAATAATACGTATTTATTGGAACTTAAGTTGAATTATAATGTTAATAATTGTATTCCATCTAACCCTATTCAGTTTACAACTTTTAACAATTTTATTAATGGAAATGGTAATCAAAACGATGAAGAATCTTCTGAAAATAAATTGACTATGTATAAACAAGACGCTTACAAATTTATAGATAATAATAAACCTGAAATTATTGCAGGGTTGGCAACAACTGGTTTAGCATCAGTTGGAGCATTATTTTTATCTGGAATATTGGGAGGAAAACGTAAAACTACTAAATATAAAGGTATGACAAAGAAATTAAAAACTCGTAAAAAAATAAAGAAAAAACGTTTTTCATATATTTTATAAGTATTTACATTTTTCTCGTCTTCTTATGAATTTTAATTTTGTTTTTTCGTTTTGTTAGTTTGTTGTTATAATTTATTCGCCTTTTAGTTTTTTTGTTTCCTCCAGTAGTTTTTTTTATTGTTTTTGTCTTTGTTTTTTCTGCTTTAACACGTTCTTTTTCTGCTTGTGCTTTTGCTTTTTCTTCCGCTCTAACTCTCTCTTTTTCTGCTTGTGCTTTTGCTTTTTCTTCTGCTTTAATTCGTTCTTTTTCCGCTTTTTCTTCCGCTCTAACCCTCTCTTTTTCTGCTTTTGCTTTAGCTAATTCTTCCGCTTTAATACGTTCTTTTTCCGCCTTTTCTTCCGCTTTAATACGTTCTTTTTCCGCTTTTTCTTCCGCTCTAACCCTCGCCTTTTCCGCTTTTGCTTCAGGAGTTTTGTTTCTCTCTCTTTCTTCCCTTTTTAATCGTAACTCTCTTTCACGGTCAGTTTCTTCAATATTTAAATTTTTTTCTTCTTGTGTTGGAACAAAATGCGTTTCATAATCATCCCATTTTGCGTAAGAACTATTTTTAAATAGTTGTAGTTTTGCATTTGGGTTTTCTATTAATTCAACTATTTGCGTTTGTTGTGGATTATCAAGCGTATAACCTATTTCTGGTTCTATAATTTCTCCTTCCACCTTTCTTGATTTTTCTTTTATACTTAAAAATGCCAATTCTTTTAAATAATCCTCTTTTTGTGGTGTTTGTAATTCTCTAGTAACAAATAATACATTTCCGTTTAATCCTTTATCATTTATATTATTTAAATTTCTAGATACTAACAAACTTCTTGACGGATTTTGACTTGCAAATGTATACATATATCCCGTTATTGCTTGACTATTTACAGCTTCTGTTCCATTTAAAAGCATATAAATAGAACGAAAACCTGAGGGTCTATCTCCTTGCACCCCTAATCTTAATGCATTCCCATTTTCATCATATGGAACTATTATTCCTCCTTTACTAACACTTCTGTAAATTATTTTATCTTTTATATTATCCAAAAAAGAACGATTTAAACCTACTGGAAATGCTTCTGTTGAACTAACATATCCACCCCATTTAAAACAACATTGACATTCTTGTAAATAATCCCCCATAGTTTTTAACACAGTGGATGATAATAATGAATTAAAATTATTAGGATTATATTGATATTGTAAATTTATCCACATATTTTTTATCATTGTCATTTGTTTATCAAATACTTTTTGTTTTTTCGTTTTTTTAACTAATTCAATTTCTATTGTTTCTTTTGTTTCCTCTTCTATATAAGGTTCATCTTTTGCCGAAACGGGTTGATTTGGAATTGGATTATCATATAATTCTTTAATTTTATTTATAACACCCTTATAAGCAACACGCGCTTTTAAGTCATTTGATTCTGACACTTTTATATCTAATGTTGATAATACCATAGTATCTTTGGTCTGTCCATTTGATTCATTACTACAAATAAATTCATAATATAATCTTGAAGTAAGTTCTTCATTTTCATTTACTAATTGGTTATAGTTTAATACAACTCCTCCAAATGATATATTTATATTATTTTCATTATCTTCAAATAGTATTTCTGAATAGGTGGTTCCAACCTCTTTTGGCTCGGTAGAATTATATTTTAAAGAACAGTTATCCATTGCGTCCATCATAGAAGAAGTTGGACAAAAAACACCTCGTTGTAAATTACGATATAATCCAAAAAAAGGCTGACTATCTTTAAACCATTTGTTATAATTGTTTTTAAAATCCTCAAATTTAGACGGCTCGTTATTAATTAATTTTATCAAATACAGTTTATTTTCTAATGGTGTAATCATCTCTTTTTCTATTCTATTTCTTTCAAGTATTTTTGCTTCCAATTCATTAAATTCTCTTATAGTCATTATATTTGCTTGTTTTTTTGCCATTAAATCTTTAATACGTACCATAATTATATCATCTAATTCTTGGTTCTTTTCATCTAATTCTTTTTCAATAGAAGAAGTATATTCTGATAAATTATTTTTTTTAACAACCTCTTCTAATTCGTCTAATACACTTTTTATACTAACAACATACTTATTTATATAAAACATTTTTGATCCATTAATATTAGAGCCTATATTTGCCGCATTATTTATTATAAATTTATATTTTGGTGCTGATATATTAAAGTTCGTATCTTTTAAATGAATAAGTGTTTCATTTAATTTTAATAATTCATAAAGATTATTAATCGTTTTTCCTTCGATTATAATAGGCTCTATTTGGCTTTTTTGTAATTGCTTTATAGTATAAATATTATTTTGATACATTTTTTTAAGTTTATCAAATATAATTGGCATTTTTGGGAGCGTATATTTTATATCTTCAGGAGGATTAGGTTTTATATCAGCAGTTAGTATATTGGTCGGTTCTTGAACAACTGGTGGAGTTATATGTTTTAATTCAACCATTTCTATACCATCTTCAGTTGGGTTTGTTTTACCTCCACCATTTTCCATTTTAAATCCATCAAAATCATTATTTTCAAAATTATCACATTCTTCTTCACATATTTCAAACATTTGTTCGGCTTCTTTTTCAAAGTCAGCTGAAACTTCTGGATTTAACACTACTTCGTCTTCTATTTGTATTTCTGGTTTGTAGCTTAATGAAGTGTCTTTAATATAATAATCATAATAAAATGTATCCATATAATTTTTAAGTTCGTCATCTATTTTATTTCCAAATATCAATGTTTTTGATGGAGACATTTCTAACAACAATCTTTTTAAAATTAATATTTCTAGAATTAGTAATTCATTATTTCTATGTCCTATTTCTGGGTCTATTGGATATATTTCTACTAATTTTTCATATGTAATTTGATTCATTTGACTAACACCAAAAACATATTCATCAGGTCTTGGAATTCTATCAGGGAAAAATATCTTTTTCCAAATTCCAAGTTTAATAAACATACCACGTGCAATTGTTGTTAAAAGATTATGATGTGTTATATACACATATTCTGGAATCGGGGTTACTTCTTTTTGCTTTAAAGGCAATAAAGCGTCTTCATCTCCGTCTCCATCCTCATCAGGTGTTCCTTCTCCTCCTTTTTGTTCTGTTTGATTTATTTTTTCAAATTCTTTATAATCTTCTACACTTAAATAACTAACATAAAAAATAATAAATTGATACAAAACAGCAGATGAATTTAAAACGTCTAATACATTTTGTTTGTAATCATTATTTGTCTTATTAGTTATAGAAATATAAGATAATAATAATAACCTAAAAATATCGGCGTAGAATATTGCCGTGTATAAGTCTAATGTTTTTTCACGGGAAGCGTTATCAAAATCGTTTATAATATAACGAAATGAACTTTGAATTGCTTCATTCATTATAATATTTTTATCCTCGCTGTCAACGCTATCTATATCTAAATCATATCCATATCCTAAGTACGTAATAATATAAGTATTTAACGAAGAATGAAATGCTAAAAAATCGGCATTTTTTTCAATTTTATCTACTATAATTTTAAAGTTTAAATATGAAATAGATGGTATAGTTAATATATCTTTTAAATCTTCCATATTAGTCGCTTTAACAAATTCTTTGGGTTTATTTGGTTCCTCTTTTTCTTCCTCTTTTTGAACTGGTTCTTCTTCCTCTATTTGGACTGGTTCTTCTTCCTCTTTTTGAACTTGTTCATTCATTTTGTTTCGTTCCTCTACTTTCTTTTTATCATCGAGGTCAGGAGTAATCATAATAGTTGGGTTATCTGTTTTGTTTTGCCGTAATCCACCTATTGTCTCTATAGGTATCTCATATGAACTTAGATAATTAATAAAATTTTGTTTATCACCTGGTTTTATTGAAACATCTTCAAATTTAGAATCATCATACATACTAACATCTCTAGGACCACTATTAATATTATAATTAAGTATTTTAAAAGGTTTGTTCCCTATTTTAATTCCCAAAGTTTCAAAAAGACTAGGAACCTCTGGGTTAGTTCTTAAAATATTTCCTTTAATTACTCGGGAGTGCATAGACCCTAAATTATAATCGTGAACATAGTCATGAACAAAAGTGCTAAGACATATTACTATCATATCTTCTAATCTTTTGAATTTTATTGTATTTTTTGCAACTCCATTAGGAGTAATAGTAACACCATTAATTGTTTCTATATTTTCTCTTGTAGGAAATCGTTGTTTTGAATTTAGTTTTATATAATTTATAGTGGGGGCAATCATTTCACTAGTCATATTTACACTTATAATATATATTTATAAAATAATATATTGTATTCAATCTAACATAATATCATATAGTATGAAAATGTGCTATTTTACTTCCTATTTCTTTATAAAAATAATTATTATATGGGATATTATTTTTCAATGCTTTTGTCAACGTTTTATCGCTAATCTTTAATTCTCTAATACAATCATATTTACAACTAAATTCACGAATTAAATTATTATAATTATCATATTGACCTATACCATTTTTATATAATAATGGAGACCCATTTTTGTCTTCAAAAGTTTGTATTAAATGTTGTTCACAATTATCATACATCATATAATAATAATTATTAGTTAAAGTGATATTTTTAACTGGATTATCTAGTGCTGATAAACTTTGATAACCGTTTAAAGAACACGCTGTTTTTCTATCTAAATATACATTTACTATTTCTGTTTTGTTAGAGTTTAATTTAGCAATATAACCTAAATTTTGTACTTTTGATTTCTTTGTAGGTTGAATATTATAAATAACATTTGCATCTAAATTTCTTTCAACTAATGACCAACGAAACCCACAATATATTGTATTTTCTTCTACTGATTTTATTATACTAGGTCTTTTAATATTTCTATTTTCATTCATTGCTTCTGTAACCGATTCATATACTTTTATAAGTTGCAATGTTTCTGAATTAATTTTTTGTAGGCGTGGACCCAAATGAGGCATTTGTTGATTAAATCCTGTTACTACTTTTGTATCCTTTTCATTAAGTTTATTCATTATTTGTTGTATAGATGTTTCCAAAAAACTAACTTTGTTAACCAATAATTTGTTAGTTGTTATCAATTCTTTTAATATTTCATTATCATTATTTATATGTTGCCCATTATTAGATAATTTTAAATTTTCAATTTCTAGTAATAATTCTTTTACTTTATAATTATAGCTGCTAATATTGTCTTCAATCATTTTTATAAGCTGTTGATATGTCAATTCTTTTCCAATTAAAAATAACTCATTTTCTTTTTCGTGATTTTTTAAATTTGTAACTTTAGAAGGGTATATAAGTGAATGATGATGTAAAAAAGTTTCAAAATCTTTAGATTTGTCAACTTCGAAACAATCTAATAATAAACATTCTTCATAATTTGTTTTATGTTCAGAATATCTATTTTGAATACCTCTTCTTGATTCGCCTATTTTTACAATATATGAACCATTGTCATAACTTTTTACTTTTATAATATAAATAATATTTCCAATATTAGCAAAATACTTTAACAAATATTTTTCCTTGTCTAATTCTTTTTGTTTAATTATTTTTTCTTCCATTTCTTTGTTTTTATTTTCTAATGTAAGAACTTGATGTTTCAATTTTTCACTTTCTTCTTTGGCAATTTCAAACATTATATTTTCCAATTTAATAAAATAATCGTGAACCTCGTCTGCCTTTTTTGTTCCCGCTTTTAAACAAAATTTTTTAAAGGTTTCAACATTTAACATAATTATTTCTTTATTGTGACCACCCCTGCTGTCTTTTTTTTGCTCACCCAGTTGGGTGAGCAAAAATTTATAATCTTTATTAACAGTAAATGTTCTATTTAAAAATTCTTTTGCTTTATGTTTAGAACTAAAATCTAACCAATTCCAAACATTGTCTAAGTCAATAACAAAATCGTTTTTAGGATCATACTTCAAATAACAATAAAAACTAGATAAAAACAATTGTTGTTCATAATCGGTAAATTGTTTTTTTACTTTTTCAATTAATTTGCTCTGATAATCACCTGAGAATTTGGTGATTGGGTTGCTTTCAATGAGATTTACAATATCTATGCTCATATTATACAATACAATGTCTGTTTGTCTTTATATTGTTTTTTGCTTTTAATATTAAAAACCAATAAAGTATTTAAAGTTTTAATATTAAAATGTTTTTATAAAAAAAACACACGATGTATGGTGTTTAATTACTATATGCGAGACCACCCATACCGCTCATAATTCTAAGCACATTGTAATTTGTCGCGTATACACGCACCTTAGCAGTTTTAGTGCCTTCAACAATTGCATTAGATAAAACTAATTGGAGCGTCGCGTTATCAATGCGTGAGAAATTGCACGTCCCGCTGGGTTGGTGTTCCTCTGGGCGAAGGGCGAACGAATACACATTAATACCTTCATCAGGATTTCTAGTATGCGCTTGATAAGGTTGAACCCAAGAGAAGTAAGAACCTTCACGCTCAGAGAAGCGATCTTGGCCGTTCAATTGGAGCTTAGCAGTCACAACAGGGTTAAGGCCCCAACAGTGAAGATCTAAAGAGGTTTCAGTCATAACAAATGTTCCCGCATCAGATACTGTTGAGTTGTCAAGATGAGAACCACCTTGTAACGCCTTTAATGCAGCCTTTTCAGCATCAGATAACCCCGCAACACCGTCGTAGTTAGGGACTACACCGCCAAAGTTAGGTTCATTATAAGGATTGGAGGGTCCGTGCCAGTATCCTGTGAAACCATTAGGAATATCGTAATCAAGAGCACCAGCATCTTGGAATAATCCTTGGGCATCGATATAAGCACGGGTATCTGCAGCTAAAGCAGCAGGACCACCGAAAGCGTGGATTGCATTAGGAAGCGCATCAATCGCGTCGGTATAGTTGAATGGTTGGGCACCAAGAACCTTGAATAAGAGAGCATCACATACAAGAGATGAACAGTAATCCACGTTTTGATCAGGTTGGACAACCCAGATAAGCTCCTTAACAGGGTGGTTAAAGTTGAGCTTGATCTTGTTACTGGATGAACCAACGGATTCATCGCCAGTGAATTGAAGTTGAGTAATTAAATATTCGTGGGGATTTTGGGCAAATCTACGACGCTCATCGGTATCTAAGAAGACATAGTCAACATATAAAGACGCGGCAACCAAAGATTGATTATAGGCAATTGCCGCAGGAACAGGGCGTCCAGGGGCATATTGCTGTCCCGCTTGAGATTGGCAAGAAAGACTTGTAACCGCCCACAAGCACTCGTCAATGGGTCTAATATCAAGGTTGATCTTTACTTCGTGGTATTGAAGGGCAATCAAAGGAAGAGCAAGACCTGGGTTTGTGCAAAACCAAAATTGAAGAGGAATAAAAAGAGTTGTTTCTGGAAGAGCATTACGAGGAGCACAAACTTGACGAGGAGCCAAAGAATCACAAGGTCCGTCGACTTCAGAGAAAGAAGGATCTGTGATGAATGTGAGTTGAGTGGTGTTACCAATCATCTTAAAGTAACCACGTTGTTGTTCAGCTGTCATTGTAAGTTGGTTCCAGATATGCATCCAGTCACCATATTGACGATCAATACGTTGACCACCAATTTCAACTTCAACTTGAGCAATTAATTGCTCACCAGGGAAATCTAACCAACGGGCATAAACACCAGAACCTTGGCCAGCGGCAAAGGAGGCAATTCCCATAAGTTGGTTAATTTCAGGTAAGGTGACTTGCAAGTATGTTCTGTATGCAAGATCACCGTTGCGGCTAATTGTGCATTGAACACGACGTCCAAAATCAGCCTGTCCATTGAATGTTTGTTCAATAGATTCAATCGCAAAATTTGTGTATCTACGATATGTTACTTTCCAAAAAGTAATTTGAGGATTACCAGTAAGGTATACATCTTGTGCTCCGTAAGCTACTAACTGCATCAAGCCGCCGCCCATTTTTATATAATGCCTAAAGAAAAAAAATTTTTGAAAATTAAATTAATTAATTTATTAATTTAATTATTTATTATACTTGTTCCTACATTTTAGGATAATATATTATTAATATCCGCGTTTTCCTTCATAAATATAGATAAATATGATTCGTTAAATACTTCTTTTTTACCTTCATGGTTTTTTATAAATATATATGAATCATTGCGTTTTTTTATAGACCAACCTTTATCTAAAGCATTAAATAAAAAAACCATTTTATGAAATTTAATTTTATCTATTTCTAATTGTTTATCTGCTATTTTTATTTCTATATCCATATTGCTTAAATATAGTTCCCATTCTTTATTTTTTCTTTTAACTTATTTATATTTTTGCTTATAAAATCTGGAATAGTGTTTTTCTTTATTATCTAAAGTAGTAAGTTTTGTTTTCACAATATTTTCCATATTATCTGAATAATATATATTTTGAATAATATATCCTTTTTTATTAGGCACCGTTTTCATATATTCTATACAATTTGCACAAGGCTTACTTGATTGTAATTTATTTTTTGTTGATAATCTAATGACCAATATATTTATTGGTGTTAGTTTCTTCTTAATTTTTAATGGTTTTAGTTTATTTATAACATCTTGTTCTGCGTGAATTCCAGGCATTAACCCATCACTATCAGCCATTTGATTCACACCAAAACATAATATATTATTTTTTTAAGACATATTTCCCTCTTAATATACACGCTACATGATTATAATGTCCACATAAACACGCATCTATATTTTTGGTTCCATTTTCATATTGATAAAGGTCTGTATTAGAAGGCAAACAAAAACGCTTAATAAACATCTTATCAAGTAAATTATACATCTTAAATATATATTATTGTTAATCTATATTTAAACCATTTCAATTTTTTATTTAGGTCGCTGCAATGAATTGTGTGTGTCGTCTGTAGACGAGCCTGAAGAATGTGATTTGTGGTGCTCTATCATAAATGTTATAATATAGTGATGGTGATTCAAAAAAATGACTATAATTGTTTTGAATCAAGTTTTTGTTTATATTATGACGACGTTCATATGCATTTTTAATTTCTATACATAGTTTTGTCATTTGTAATGGAGAACGACATATCGCACATATTTTAATACGAGACAAACAGCAAATACATAATTTATGATTGCAATTTGTAATAATTTCTGCAGGGGTTTCCATACAAATTGGACATAATAATTGTAATTCATTCATTTACAATAAATAATAATATTATTTTTATATACTTTTTATTCAAACCTAATATATTTTTTAAAATTAATAATTAAATATTATTTCTAAAAAGAATATATAAATAATGCCATCATTTAAACCAAAGGCAACTAAAAAATTTAAAGTTTGTAAAAAATATTCTTCAACCTTAGATAATAAGCACAAAGAGTATATAAATGAATTTTCCAAAGATGAATTTGATACTATTCCTAAACTAAAAGAAGAAAAAAACACACTTATCCAACAATTAAATAATACAGAACCGCTTCCAATTGAACAAGTAATGGAAATAAAAGATAGAATTAAAGAGATTACTCAAATTACAAAAGAACTAAAAAATAAGAAAAAAAATTATTTTCTGGATAATTCCAAATATATTTTTGAATATTTTGAAAATAAAAAAAATATTAATAATGTGGATGAAACTAACAAAAATATTACCTCTAAAAATCAAATACTTTTTAATATTTTTAAAGTGAAACACGATGATGCGGGTAACGAAATTAATGTGACTGAAAATAAAAATAAAAATATTGTTCAAAAGTATTTAAGCAACAACGATGAATCTTTTTTAGATATGAACGCATTTGTTAGAGAAACTGATATTTGTCAAAATTGTTATAAAGGTGAAATGATCCCTTTGGATGACGAAGGTGTTCTTATTTGTAATAGTTGTTTTGTTAATCTACCATATTTAATTGAAAATGAAAAACCCAGTTATAAAGAACCTCCAAAAGAAGTTTGCTTTTATGCTTATAAAAAAATAAATCATTTCAAAGAAATATTAGCACAATTTCAAGGAAAAGAAACCACTCTAATTCCTGGTTATGTGATTGAACGAATTAAACTACAAATCAAAAAGGAAAGAATTGGACTTGAACAACTAACATATTACAAAACAAAAGATATGCTTAAGAAAATTGAATCTAATAAATATTATGAACACATCGCATTTATTAAAAATAAACTAGGAATAAAACCTCCTGTATTAAGTCAAGAATTAGAAGATACTTTATGTAATTTATTTATGGAAATTCAAGCACCTTATGCCAAATATTGCCCAGATTACCGTGTCAATTTTTTAAATTACTATTATGTTTTATTTAAATTTTGCGAACTTCTTGGAGAGACACAATATTTACACGATATTCCTTTATTAAAAGATCGTGAAAAACTAATCGAGCAAGATGAAACATGGAAAAAAATGTGCGTTGAATTAAATTGGGAGTTTATACCTACTGTGTAACAAATTTATTGTTTTTTTGTTTTTCGTCTTTTGTGAATTATACGTTTTTTTGCAAATGTTTTTCTTCGTTTAGATTTACTACGTGTAGTTGTTTTATATCCTCTTGCTGTAAATTTTCCAAGTTCTTGGTCGACGTCTCTAAATAAATCTGTTTTTAATTTTTTTACAACTTGTTTTTGTAATAAAGTATTTTCAGTAGGTAGTCCAAATATCCATCTATTAACATTAAAATAAACCTCTCTATTTTCATTTATTATTATTTTACTATTTTTATTATTAACACTATAAGTATCACAACCCTCATTAACTAATTCGTTTGTTTCTGAGTCGCGAATTAACATCATTGTACAAGACCCTGGTTTATAATCATTATTAATAATGGCTATATTATTAAAAACAGCGTATTCGATATTTGACTCTGATGGTTTACCTTGTTCGGTATATAAACTAACAAATGTCCCTTTTAAACGCGATACGATTTTATTTCTTTTAAATTTTTCTTTTATTTTTTCGTCTAATGAAATATAATAAGTTTCTCCTATAAGTAAATCTGTTGGATTTATTTTTTCAAAAGGAAAATTAGCGTGATTTGACATATATTATAATATATTGAAATATTTTATAATATAATTATATAAAACGACTTAAAAATTAATTCATATATTATGCTTAAAAACCCCCAGGAAAGGATACAAGATTTGCACCTATACCGAACCCAGCACCTGATCTAGCAGTTACCCCCATTGAAGGAATATAAGTATCTAATATAGCAAACGTGGCCGCAGCGGTTAATGCCAACAACGCAATTTCTTCAAGATTCAATGAACGCTTTGGAATTGCAAAAGCAGCAATTGCTACCATTAACCCCTCAATTAAATACTTAATAATACGCTTAATAAGTTCAGAGATATCAAACATACTCATCTTTATATAAAATAAAAAGAAAAAAATATATTTTAGTAAATTAAAACTTAAACATTAATTTGTTAAAATATATTATGAGTAAAAATAAAGCTTCGAAAAAGGCATTTCAAAGAAAGTTAAAGACAGATGGCACTCCTAATCCTAAATATGTTGACGTATTAGATGTGGATAAAGAAATTGCGGGTCAAACATTTGGCTGTTTTTCTTTTATATCTCCTGAAAAAATCCTAAAACAAAAGGAAATGTATTTTTTTGAAGAATTCCTAAAGCAATGGGAAATGAATAAATCCATGGAAAAATTTCACCAATTTCTAAATTTTATTTCATTTAAATATAAATTACAATTTGAAGAAGTAATAAAAGATTTTGAAACATTTGTAAAAGAAGAACGCGATACAATTGTTAATTCATCTATTGACCAAGATTATAAAAGTTTCTTAGATCGCGAAGAAGATTCTCTTGAAAAGAAATTTAATACAAAACATAATTTTCAAACCTCTGTTAGAGGGTTTAAGTCTAGAGGCAACTTTGGTTCACAAAATGAAGCTGAAATTCGTGCAAGACTTTTAAGAGAAATGGACCCTAATTTTGATGTATATGTTGGACCTGTAGGAACGTGGCTACCTTGGGAACCAGAGGCGTATAAAACGGGTCGTGTTGAATATTTAGAAGAAGAATTGAATCAACTTGTACAAGAAAAAATTAAGAATGAAACGATTGCTAAAACCGCATTTGAACAACGTGTTAAGGAGACTAAACAAAAAGCGATTGATGATAATAAGAAAAATGCTGAAAAACACGGCAATGTTGTTACTCAAGATATTGATGAAGAAGGCAATTTAATTGGTGCTGGAAATAATACTACTGAAAAAACATTTGATTCAAAAGAAACTGAAACTATTTCTGTTTCTGATATTCGTTCAGAATTATTTGATGGGGATAATGTAGTAGTAGGAAAAACAGATTATGGTCAAAGTCAATTAAAATCTGGACCACTAGTTTCTAAGAAAGAAAATTAAATAATATATTTTATTTATTGTTATTATAATAAATAAAAATGAATAACCTGGGTTATAGTATATGTATTGATTTAAGTAATTGTTCTATAATAATAGTCGTTATTAAATACTATAGCATTTTTAATGCTTCTTGACATTTTAGGAGCTGAAATATGTTCTGCTTCAGCTGCTTTTGCTATTGTTTCCCACGTTCCTAAAATTTGTCCTGTATTGTTTTCTATTTTTTCAACCCTTTTTCCAGTGGATGAAGTAGTTTTATGATTATATTCATCATTTTTTAAAGATAAACCATAATATCCCTCATTAGAACCATGACCTGTCCATACAGTCGATTTTAAAGCGTATTCACAAGAATTTAAATATTCTTTAATATCTTTCATATCGTTATCATTACATTTTTTATTTACACTTTTTTTCCATCTTTGATATTCCTGAAGTAGTATTAAATTTAGAATCTTTCCACTTGGAGAAAAATTACATACTTGAAATAAAAATGTTTCAACATCATTATTAAGCATTTTTTTTTTATATTCAATATGTTTCAGTTTTACACCAATATACCCGTAAACTACTTGATTTTTATTTTGTATTGTAAGTCTTGATGGCTTAAATCTAGTATCTAAATAATTTTTTAAAGAATGATAAACTTCTTTTTTGGGTTTTATTTTACTCCAAATTCTATATTGACCTTCCATATTAACACACGATTCTTCAACATCAGAACGAACAATACACATTGTGTTAATAAACTCATTAAATGTGTTAGTTAGGTCGTCTTCTGGTATTAATGGATTTTGATAAACTGTTTGGTTATCTTTTTCTATAATTTCTAATACTTCCTTTTGTTTATCCATTTTTTCTGTTAATTCAGCTATTTCTAAGCCTAGTTTTGTGATGGTATTTTTTTGAATAACTAATTCTTTTTTTAGATCATCATTTTCCTTTAATAGATCATCATTTTGTTTTAATAAATTGTTAAAATTATCAATATTATACATTTTCTCTTGAATTATTTCTTTGATATATTTTGTTAGGTTCTCAATTGTAAAATTGTCATTATTATATGCTATTATTTCGGTTTTATTCTTATCATTAATTTGAATAGTTCTAATTTGTTTTTTAATTTTTGGATGACACTTAATACAATTTTCTATTTCAACTTTGTTTTGCACTTTAAACACATTCAACAAAATAAAATTTTTATAAATTTTTCTATGATCAAAAATTCTATTATACAGATTATTTGTATGACCAAATTTAATTAATAACTCGTTTTTCTCATTTGAATCATCAATTTTACCAAAATACACACATTCAGTATTAACTGGAAATTGATTGACTAATGTTTGTTCAATTGCTTTTTGTTTTTCTAATAAATTATTGTTTTCAATTAATAATAATTTTTGTTTTAATTCTTTCGATTCTTCTTCCAAAACTTCGTGTAATAAATCTTCTAATTTAATAAAGTAGCTATGTATTTCTTTTGCTTTTTGTGTTTCCGCTAAAAGACAAAACAATTTAAATGTAGTGATACTTAACATAATAATTTCTTTATTATGTCCTCCATGTTTTTTACCATCTAAATCTTGCTTTCCCTTCAGGGAAAGCAACTTTATATAATCTATATTCAGTTTAAATTTTTTTTCCAATAATGACTTTGCCTTTACTTTTTGATTAAACCCAAACCATTTCCATACATTATCCAAATCAACAACAAAATCGTTTGTTGGATGATAATTTAAATAGCAATAAAAGCTAGATAAAAATAATTGTTGTTCCATATCTGTAAAATTTTTCTTTATTTTAACCAACAATTTAACATTATAATCATTTGATAACTTAGTAATAGGATTAGTTTCAATTAAATTAACAATATCAAGTGTTTCCATTATTATAATTAATTATAGAGGATTGTCTTTAAGTAGTAAATCTTGCTTTATATTTTAAAAGCAAGAATTGAAAGGAAGATTTTTACCATTTACTCTTTTTAACCGCTATTTTAGGTCCCTGACCACGTTTCTTCACATTATTTGGGTCATATTGTTCTCCATCATCATCGTCGTCATTGATTTGTTTAGATAATTCCCAAAACTCTTTTGAACCTAACCTGAAGTCATTATGATCGTCGGCCTTATACCAAAACACTTGGTCTTGTAGTTTATTCGATTTTGAGTTATTATTTATAACCAAACACTCAAAATTTTCTGTGCATTGATCCATTACTTGACAAAACGACTCAAATGTTGGAAACATACCAGCATAATTTTCATAAATACGCTTTCTATTGGCGATATATGGCTCTCTCAAAATGAAGACGTAATCAATGTTAGTTCTGAGCGTTGGTGGTATGCCTAAAGGATATTGCATTGTGATGAGTAACATAACCTTCCAATGGCGTCCATTCATAAAGAGGAGACGCATCATCTTATCACGTGCCCAGGTGTTATCATATAAACAATCGTCTAAAACTACAAATGTCCTAGGATCAATTGTACTTCGTTTAAATTGCTCCATTTCCTTTTTAATCTGCTTTAATACACCACGCTGTCTCTTTAAAATATTTTCAATAATAACAGTATTATACTCATTATGAATAAATAATTTCGGCACTAATTTTCCGTAAAACCCATTACCTTCTTCTGTTCCAGCAATAACAGTTCCAATAGGAATATCTTGATGATAATATAATAAATCTCTAAGTAAAAAAGATTTACCAGTGTCACGACGGCCAATTAACACACCTACAGGACCTTTGGATTCATTTGGTTTGAAACTAATACTCTTCATATCAAATCTTTTTAAATCTAAATTCATTATAATTAAAACAGATATAATAAAATAATTATTTTTACGAATTTTTTTACGAATATATATATATATATGCCAAGACAAGTTCATATAATTGGACCATATAATACTGGAACTAATTTATTATTTAATATAATTAACCAAACAGAATGTATTGATGTAATAGAAAATAAATCTATAACTATTGAACATCAACATAAACCATTTGGTAAACACACCTTAAATATCAAGATAATTGAAAATTATCTAGATAATCCAGATAATTTACTAATAATAATGTATAAAAATGTTTATAATTGGTTATATAGCATACAAAAATCACCATATGATATTAAATATACTAAATTATATTTACCAGTTACATTAAAGAAAAACATATTTCCTAATATGATTGAATTATATAATTTTTACTTTATAAACTATATGTCTATTTTACAAAGATATCCAAATGCCATATTTTTAGATTATAACAAAGTAATTGACAAATCCAATTCTTATAATTATATTCAATCTAACCTAAATAAAATTGGGTTATCTATGAATTCAATTACTAAATTTAACGAAACACTAATGAAACCTGCCAAAACACACGGTAAGTCTGTTAAAAATGTAATTGAAGCTAATAATAATTATGAATATAGACAAAATGTTGTAAAAGAGTTTTTACTAGACAAACCATTATTTCATTCCAGTGTTAAAACAATTTTAATTGATTTTTATGAAAATAATAAATATAATGAACATAACGAAAATAAATTATGAATATTAAGGATTATTTATAACTTATAAAAATAATAAGTTAAATAATATTATAAATTATATATTATTTAGCTAATGACAATTTCGGTAAATTACCAAAAAAGAAGAAATATTCCACTCTTTAATAAATTTCAAACTAACAAACATACTAACTTAATAAATATTCAAAATTATATACCTATATACGACAGATTTTTTGCCCTTAACAGTACAAATTGGAACTCTATCAATTTAAATCATCAATGGTATATTTCAGAACTTAAAGACACATCTAAAGAAGATGATTATGAACATATTTTTAATTGTAAACTCAAAAATACAGATGATGAAACGCAAACTATATCACAAAAAGTATTTATAAAAATGGCCCCCCTTTTAGACCCATTTAAATATATCGTAGGAAAATATAATCACACTGACCCTAACTTGTTTAATTTGCCGTCTTTTGATAAACATACTACAGTTCACCCGAAATTATCTGAACCTAATAATTCTTCTTTTGTTGACGGTTTTTTCGCATTTTTATCCAGCAAATTATTACACGAACATAAATTTATTAACGGGCTTGATTACTATGGTTCTTTTTTGGCCATTAAAAATGATTATAAAATTAATATTATGGATGATCTTGATTATTTAGTTCAGTCTGATTTTTTTATTAAACAACAAAATATATTATTTGATGTGGAAGATTATTCGCATTTAATTTCAAATAACGAACCTAAAATATTACAACCTTTAAAAATTTCCACTAGTTTAAAATCACTCGCTTCTGTTAAAAGTTTTGACAATGAACTATTTGAAGATATTTTTGATAGCCAAATATCAGTTAATAATGTTCAATTATCCTTAAATGACTTGAAAATGTTAAATACTGATTTAGTTGATATTACTAACTCAACCGATTTTGCTATTACTAATCAACATAAATCAGAAACACTTAAATCTGGGTCTACGTGTTCATCTAGAACATCTCATACAAATGAAAATGATTTAAGCGAGTTTGAAGATGATAATGTTTCAAATACTAATGACAATAATTCACAATATAATACTTGTTTAGAATTAGAACACGTTAAAAATGATAATGGTGATAATAACGAAGACGATACTGACAAAAACGCTGTTAACAATGAGGATGATAACAATGATGATGAGTGGGAAGATGAAGAAAGTGAAACTAGCATGGAAGAAGAAATAGTAACACTTACCTTTCCAAAATTCCCTGTTCAAGTTATTTGTATGGAACAATGCAAAAATACATTTGATGATTTAATTATTAATGGTAATTTAACCGACGATGAATGGTTTTCAGCACTAATGCAAGTAATTATGATTCTTATTACTTATCAAAAATTATTCTTATTTACACATAATGATCTACATACTAATAACATAATGTATGTATTAACTAACAAAAAATTTATATATTATACTTTTAATAAAACGACTTATAAGGTTCCCACCTTTGGAAAAATATATAAAATTATTGATTTTGGAAGAGCCATATATAAATATAATGGTAAATTATTCTGTAGTGATAGTTTTCAACAAGGTGGAGACGCCGCTACTCAATATAACACAGAACCATTTTTTAATGACAAAAAACCTCGTTTAGAACCGAATTTTAGTTTTGATTTGTGTCGTTTAGCTTGTTCTATTTTTGATTATGTTGTGGATGATTTTGAAAGTATTAAAAATATACATAATTGTTCTCCATTGGTAAAAATAATCGTAGAATGGTGTATTGATGATAATGATATTAATGTCTTATATAAAAATAATGGAGTAGAACGTTATCCTGATTTCAAATTATATAAAATGATTGCTCGATATGTTCATCGGCATAGTCCTGTAAAACAACTTGAACGTAAAGAATTTAGTCAGTTTGCTATATCGCATAAAAATATACCTAAAAATGAATATATAATCAATATTGATGACTTACCAACATACCACTAAATTAGTAATATTTATTGAAATATAATATTTTATAATAATAATATTATATGTCAAATTATGGATTTATCATTACACGACACGTTAATTCTGAAAAAACGAACAAGTATTGGAATCAGTGTATTAAACTTATCAGAACATTTTATCCTAGTAAACAAATCATTCTTATTGACGATAATAGCAATCCACATTTTTTAAAATCAGAACACGAATATTCTAATATAACTTATATTCAATCAGAATATCCAGGAAGAGGAGAACTTCTCCCATATATTTATTATTTGCAATATAAATGGTTTCCAAGTGCTGTAATAATACACGACAGTTTATTTGTTCATTCATCAATAAGATTTGAACTATTTAATACACCTATTTTACCTTTATGGCACCATAAATATGACAAAGAAAATATATATAATATAATTAGAATTGCTTCATCGCTTACTAACAACTCTGCTATATTGAATAAACTAACAAGTAATAATATTAATATTTTAGGGTTAAATAAAGACACATTTAATTTATGTTTCGGTTGTCAATCTTTTATTAAACTAGAATTTTTAGAAAAGCTACAGCATAAATATAAAATAAGTAATTTAATACATGTTGTTCGCAATCGTAAAGACCGATGTGCATTAGAGAGAGTTATGGGTTTACTTTTTTGTCAAGAATATCCCAAGTTAATAAATATTCAATCATTATTTGGGGATATACTAACAAAACATCGTTGTAAATTTTATAATTTTGATGAGTATATTCGTGATTTTAATAATAATAAATTACGTTATCCATTTATTAAAGTATGGACTGGTAGATAGATGACAAATAATGTATACAAACAACTTAAAGTATATCCAATATAATACTATTATATGAAACAATTTATATATTTAACCTCAAGGATAATAAATAAATTACATATTACTCAAATTATAAAACATCCTAACCATTATGAAATATATATGACTAACAATACGATTGGTGGGTTTTTTTTGGTAGGAAATGGAACAATAGATACTACTTTTAATAGTATTGAAATATGTAACAAAGAAGATAAACAAGATTATGAAACTATAACAAAATTAATTGCACAAGAGTTGCTCTAAAATATATAAAATTGTTTATATATTATAGGTGGATTACTCATAGGTGGATTACTCATAGGTGGATTACTCATAGGTGGATTACTCATAGGTGGATTACTCATAGGTGGATTACTCATAGGTGGATTACTCATAATATATATCTATAAAATTAAATACTTATATAACTGCTAAAGGTTTAAAAAGGAGGATTATCAGTAAATGCCAATGGAATAGCAGGAGAAATAGTTTCATTAATTACTGGGTTTACTTGTTCTAAAATAAAACTACCAATAACTACACTGACATATACTAATATTGAATCGCGAATTAGCAATTTTAATGGCTTTGGTTCATTATCCACATATCTCATTTCTAAAAATTTCGCAATAAAAAAAATAACAGATATTATTCCTGATACTAAAAATATATTATCCATATTACAATAGATATTTAATTTTCATATTTATTAATAACGCAATTACTTAATATTTACTAAAAATGACTTAAATATAAAATTACAAATTAATATTTAAGTAATAATCTTAAGCAGAATAACTAATTATTTCGTCTGGATATCGGTAATTTGATGTACGCCATTTTTGTTTCTTTTTATCCCATATATATTTTTCCCACGTCGACGTAATATCACCAAAAGTATAATTACTCCAACATCGTTTATCGCGTCTTGACAATTGTCTCCATATTATGTGATTATTTCTAATTTTTTGAATACAAAAAGTGTATTCCTTTTTTTTTTCTTCATTTAAATTTTTTACAAAATTTATTAGTATGTCCATATTCGTATTTTCCATAACATACTCTTTTATGCAATTTTCACGGTTAATATTATCACCATAACATCGTGTGCATTTATATAATTTATACATTTCCTTATACGACGACATTTTTATGCTATTATATATTTTATTTTCATTTTGTTTATTTCAATTTTTTTTATTATGTTAATTATGTTAAAATTTCAATATCATCTAATAAAAGGTCATTATCTAATTTTATCTCTGGTGGATTTATTACATGAACATCTAAATTTCCTAATGACACTTCTTCATCCGATATTTTTAGTTTTTCATCATCGTCTTCTTCTTCTAATTTTCTTTGCATATTTCTTAATGCACTTATTTCTTCCAATCGTTCAATTGTCTTTGGAGCATTTACTAATTCCTCTTTTCCATTTTTACCCATCATTGAATCAACATCATTAAATTTTAATCCGCCTCCCTCTTTTCCTTCAAATATAGTTTGAGTTTCTGGTTTTGTTTCTGGTTTTTCAATAATTTGTTCTTTAATTTCCTCTACAACATCTTCTTCAACTGTTTCGTCCATATAAGCTCTTAAAATATTTTCAACTGGGATACTTTCTCTCACCGCATTTAAAATACACTCTTGAACGATTATTTCTAATTCTCTGTTATGTTTTTGTACTTGTAAAGGTGGCGCATTTAATTCAAACAAATAAACATTTTTATACACTTTTCTAGCAACATTTACATATGCTTTATGAATAAAATCATCTAATTTAGGTATATTAATATCTATTTTCTTTTGCTTTTGACCAACTCTCATAGCAGTTAATAATTTTAATTGAATAATATGAATACACGCAACCAATTCTTCTAAATAAGAACATCCACTTCTTTCAACAATTCTTTTTCTTTCCATTTCAATAATAGTTACATTCCATTTTGGAATTCGAGTAATAAAATTTTGAAATGTCATTAAATACTTATCCGTTTCACCATTTTCTTTGCAAAGCTTATACGATTCATCAAAAATAGATTTGAAACCTTCAATGATTAGAGGAGTCAATATTGTTAATAAACGTGCTCCCCATTCGTTTTTTGATTCGTGTAAAGAACTAACATTAAAATCGTCCATAATGTAAATATTTGATGTTAAAATTTCACTATTTAAACTTATTAAACTTATTAAATTTGTTAAACTTGTTAAACTTATTATTTTCTAAATTAGTTTAACATACCAAAAATGGAGATATTATATTATTTTTATTTTGTTATGATTATTCGTCATATATTTATAATCTTTTTTTTGGCGAAAATTTCAGTAACAAAAAAAAATACAAAAGTGTTTTAGGTTTTCAATTTTGGACATTTATAAATGTCCATTTTTGGAAATCCCAGAAAAGTCTTGAAAAAACACCTTAAAATTAGCGAATGTGACGAAAATGCTCTCATTTACTAAAAATATTGAGTTTAATATGTGACGATAAAATTTTATATATTTTTTAGAAAAACGATTTAGGGGTTTTTTATATTGATTTTATATACAATGGTTAGCAATGATTTTACCCAAAAAAAACCCAATCAGTTTACTTGCAAAAGTTGTGACTTTTTTACGTTTAATAAGAAAGATTTTAACAGACATATTAAGACCAAAAAACACACTAGCAATGTTTCTCAATGGTTTTCAACCGAAAAAACGCAAAAAACCCCTTACCAGTGTTCGTGTGGTAGATTATATAAAGACAATTCAGGCTTATGGAGACATAAAAAACGATGTAACAAAATATATACGGATATTACGGATATAAATGAAGAACCTTCCGAGTTCAAAATAACCACGAAAATGTTTTATGATTTGTTAAAACAGAACAACGAATTACAGAAAAGCATAATTGAAATATCAAAAGAAAAACCCCCTATTATTAATAATAATTGTAATAATAAAACATTTAATTTACAAGTGTATCTAAATGAAACGTGCAAAAACGCGATCAATTTAACGGATTTTGTTGATTCTATTAAAGTTCAAATCAAAGATCTTGAAAGAGTGGGTGAAAAAGGTTACGCGGAAGGAATATCTGATATATTTATAAGCAATTTGCAACAATTAAACACTCATTCAAGACCAATTCATTGTTCAGATTCCAAAAGAGAAATATTATATATTAAAGACGCAGAACAATGGACCAAAGATGATGAATGTAAAACAGTACTAACAAAAGCAATTAAACAAGTTGCAAATAAAAATATAAAACAAATCAGTGAATGGCAAAAATTACATCCAGAATATTCCGACCCAGAATCAAAACAAAATGATAAATATATGAAAATAGTTTTAAATTCCATGTCAGGATCCACGAAAGAAGAGTCTACAAAAAATTATGAAAAAATAGTTAAAAATGTAATAAAAGAAACAATCATAGAAAAATAATAATATATTTAAATTAGTTTGATTTAAATATATTTCTTTTAATACAACTATATTAAATGGAAGATAAAAAGTCAGTTGAAGAATTAACTCCTCCAGATGAATTTTATAAAATCATCAATGATTTTACAAATGATATCATAACAACCTTTCCAGAATATTCGGGTCTAATTTCAAAATGGTGGAATAGACCTACCGATAATTCTGAACAAGCAAAAAAGAAAGAAATTTTATTTGTATTTAGACATTGTGTGAGAATTTTTCCAGAAAGATTTTTTGATATTTTATATAAAAATAGCGAAATATTTTTAGAAACAAGTGAAGTAAATACAGAATTTTTGCCTGGAATTGTGTTTAAACAATTATGGTCGTGTGATATTAGTGATAATACAAGAGAGACTGTGTGGAAATATCTCCAATTAATATTATTTTCTGTTATTGGATGTGTTCATAATAAAACGGAATTAGGAGACACTGCAAAACTATTTGAAGCAATTGATGAAGAAGAATTAAAGAAGAAATTACAAGAAACATTGGAAGGAATGCAAACAATTTTTGATGCAAGTGGTTCTCCATTTAATAATGATACTTCAAATATTAATATGGAAAATATGCCTAATGCACAAGAAATACACGAACACATTCATTCGATGATGGGAGGTAAATTAGGCAAATTAGCGATGGAATTAGCAGAAGAAACTGCTACAGACTTAAATTTAGATATGGATAATACAGGTGACGCAAAGGATGTATTTCAAAAACTTTTTAAAAATCCAGTAAAAATGATGAATATGGTTAAAAATGTTGGTTCTAAAATTGATGAAAAAATTAAATCAGGTGAAATCAAAGAAACAGAACTAATGCAGGAAGGGATGGAACTTTTAGAAAAAATGAAAAATATGCCAGGAATGGGAGATATGCAAAAATTATTTTCTCAAATGGGAATCCCAGGTTTAGGAAAAGGCAGTAAATTAAATATGGGAGCAATGGAGGCCAATCTAAATAAAAATATGAAAACCGCAAAAATGAAGGAACGAATTAGAGCCAAAGCTGAAGCAAATGCAAAGGCTAAAGAACAATCACAATCACAAACAATAGATGCAAAAGATTATAAACCTGCTTATACTGATGAAGAATTGATTAAAATATTTAGCACTGGAGAAGTAGTTGAGAAAACACCTAGAGGAGCAAAACCACCAGAACCACCAAGCAAAAAAGGAAAGAAGAAGGGTAAAAAATAATTAATCGAGTTCCATTGGAACAATGATATAAGGAGATATATAATTGGTAGTACATACTTCTGATAAAACAATTTTATGATATTGTTCGTGTGGAATGCAACAAATATTCGTGTATTCTTGTTTAGTTTTTTCATCAATCTCATCGTAATTTGAAATATAAATTAGTTGGTATATGCCTTTGTCATCATAGTCGCCTTTTTGTTGACAACATATATAATTATATGCATCATTTATATTTGTCATTATTTTTATGATTGAATAATCACAATCATGATAATTATATAAAACAGTATAGACTATTTTTTTATCGACTAATTGTTCTATTTGCGACATTGTATATTTATTATTATATTTAAGAATGTAATTACTATAAATCAATTTTTTAAAATTCTATATAATATATAATGACAACTCCATTTTGGTCCAATGAACCTACTATATTATTTAATAAAGAAAGTATTTTACAAGTGTGGCCTACTCAAAACATGACATTTGAAGCCAAGTTAAACGCAATAAGTAGAATCGTAATTATAATGACTATTTTAGGATTTTTTTTTACTAGAAACGTTAATTTATTAATCATTGGAATAATAACATTGGCTATTATATTTACGCTATATAGATTAAGAAAACAAAACATGATTAATAAAAAAGAAGGGTTCTCTGTTAATCCCTCAATGCAACCATCGGCATTATCGCCTCAACCAATGACGACAAATCCTGTAACATTGGAATCTGTATTGCGTTCAAATTTTCATCCAACGACAAAGCACAATCCTATGGGAAATGTATTATTAACAGATATTAATGATAATCCAAATAGATTAGCTGCTGCGCCAAGTTTTAATCCTGATGTATATGAAGATATTAATAAGGCTGTTAAAAAACAGACGCAAATGTTGAATCCTGGTATTATTAATACTAACAAACAGCTGTACGGAGACCTTTATGATAATTATCAAAATGATAATTCAATGATGAGATTTTACAGCACAGCGAATACTCGCGTCGCAAATGATGCTAATGCTTATGGTCAGTGGCTTTACGGAAATATGCCATCAAGTAAGAGTTCGGGTCCAGATGGAGCATTTCAAAGAGTTGCTGATTCGTATCGTTACATTCTTATTTAAGACCATTACTCGAAACAAATTATTTTTTCTTTTTTTCTGTTATAAATCCACAGTTCATATTTATATCCCAAATTTTTTGCCTCTTGTTTTTTAAGTTTTAATTTATGTTTGTCTCTTATATAAAACCATTCTCCTTTTACTTCAATACACCGATTTAGTGTTGGTATAAATATACCAATATAATATCTATGCTCTTTTATGTCATCAGTTTTATTGCGAAAAGTGCGATTTTGGTTGTTTTGTGGAAATATTATATACCAGACATTTAGAAACAAAAAAGCATAATAATAATTAAATTAAGAAAAATATTATTGTTGTATTATATAAAATGGCGTATGTCTCAGATTTTATATTTAATGGTTTAAGTAGAATAGGAAATGACAGTTGTTCACAAGATATTAATTCAATACAGAATTCCCAAGCGTGTACTTATACTTTACAAAATTATTTTGCACAAGATTGCAATATGAAAAATGCTAAAAATTTGGCGGTAACACAGCCTTGTATTAATTATAGTGGTGGTTATGGTATGGGAGCAGGTGGATGCAATGTAGATGAAAGTTCTAATCTATTAATTGGAGGTATTCAAACCCATCCAAAATCAAGAATAGATTTATTTGGAAGACCATTTGCTACTGTCCCATTTTTAGGAAGAGGTTCAGTGGATCCTATTTTAGAAGCCCAAATTCAACAAGGTGAAGGAATAACTAACAAACGAAGTGTGACTAGATTAACTGAAAAAAGTTATTTAAAATATCATACTACTCCGTTGATTCCTGAAGTGAAACAAAATATTCAAAATCCAAGTTTGATGATTGAAGGAATGGCTTCTGAAGGATGGATTCGTGGAGGTGTTCCGTCTCGGGAACTAACAAGAGATAGAGATTTTTATACTACACATACTGCTGGGCAATCCGCGCCTTAAATATATAATAGAAAAAACAACTTAAAGCCCTTTATACCCTTTTAAAAAAATTGATTTTATTTTGTTTACAATTTGTAAACATAATAATAACAATAACAATAACGATGTTAAATAATTATAAATTATTAGACTGGATTCCTTTGGAGAAACTTAATTGGAGTTATTTATCAAGCAATCCTAAAGCCATTCATTTGTTAGAACAAAATCCAGACAAAATTAATTGGGATTATTTATCAATCAATCCAGAAGCCATTCATCTTTTAGAACAAAATCCAGACAAAATTAATTGGTTTTGTTTATCAGGAAATTCTAAAGCCATTCATATTTTAGAACAAAATCCAGACAAAATTAATTGGGATTATTTATCAATGAATCCAGCAGCAATTCATCTATTAGAACAAAATCCAGACGAAATTAATTGGGTTAAGTTATCAGGCAATCCAGCAGCAATTCATTTAATAAGCGAAGCGTTGGAACAAAATCCAGACGAAATTAATTGGGTTAAGTTATCAGGCAATGCAGCAGCAATTCATTTAATAAGCGAAGCGTTGGAACAAAATCCAACCAAAATTTATTGGCCTTGGTTATCACTAAATCCTGCAGCCATTCAATTGTTGGAACAAAATCAACACAAAATTTATTGGTATGAGTTATCAGGAAATCCTAAAGCCATTCATATTTTAGAACAAAATCCAGACAAAATTAATTGGTTTTGGTTATCACAAAATCCAGCAGCAATTCGTCTTCTAGAACAAAATCCAGACAAAATTGTTTGGCCTTGGTTATCAAGTAACCCAGCAGCCATTCATCTTCTGGAAAAAAATCCAGACAAAATTGATTGGATTGAGTTATCAAGAAATCCAGCAATTTTCACATATGATTACAAACAAATTGCGGAACACAGATGGCCTATCAATAAAGAAATTATTCAAAATCGATTTCACCCCAAGAATATGAAATACTTTTCTGGATGGGGTATTGAAGAATTTGATGATTATGAAGAATAATAAAAAATTGAATTGATTTTATTTTTTTTACTATTTACTATTTATCAGTAAAATTGTAACAATGATAATGTCGCATCATTATTGTAAATTATTAGACTGGATTCCTTTGGAGAAACTTAATTGGAGTTATTTATCAGAAAATCCAGCAGCGATTCACTTATTAGAACAAAATCCAGACAAAATTGATTGGCCTGAATTATCAGCTAATCCAGCAGCCATTCATTTACTAGAACAAAATCCAGACAAAATTCATTGGTCTATGTTATCGTCAAATCCAGCAGCGATTCATCTATTAGAACAAAACCCAGACAAAATTGATTGGTGTTGGTCATCAGCAAATCCTAAAGCAATTCATTTAATAAGCAAAGCGCTAGAACAAAATCCAGACAAAATAAATTGGCATTTGTTATCAGGCAATCCAGCAGCAATTCATTTACTCGAACAATATCCAAAAAAAATTAGTTGGTGGTGGTTATCGTGTAATCCAGCAGCGATTCATCTATTAGAACAAAATCCAGACAAAATTGATTGGGATTGGTTATCAAAAAATCCAGCAGCTTTTCATTTATTAGAACAAAATACAGACAAATATGATTGGTTTTGGTTATCGTCAAATCCAGCAGCAATTCATCTTCTGGAACAAAATCAATACAAAATTAATTGGAATATGTTATCAAAAAATCCAGCAGCAATTCATCTTCTGGAACAAAATCAAAACAAAATTAATTGGAATATGTTATCAGAAAATCCATCCATCTTTACATATGATTATAAACAAATTGCGGAACAACGATGGCCTATCAATAAAGAAATTATTCAAAATCGATTTCACCCCAAGAATATGAAATACTTTTCTGGATGGGGAATTGAAGAATTTGATGATTATGAAGAATAATAAAAAATTGAATTCGTTTTATTTTTTACCATTTACTATTTATCAGTAAAATTGTAACAATGATAATATCGCATAATTATTACAAATTATTAGATTGGGTTCCTTTGGAGAAACTTGATTGGGGTTATTTATCAACCAATCCAGCAGCGATTCATCTATTAGAACAAAATTTAGACAAAATTCATTGGAAATGGTTATCAACTAATCCAGCAGCGATTCATTTAATAAGCGAAGCGCTAGAACAAAATCTAGACAAAATTGATTGGAAATATTTATCAAGCAACCCAGCAGCCATTCATTTACTTGAACAAAATCCAGACAAAATTTATTGGTCTCAGTTATCAAAAAATCCTAAAGCAATTCATTTAATAAGCGAAGCGCTAGAACAGAAACCAGACAAAATTGATTGGTGGTGGTTATCAACAAATCCAGCAGCTATTCATTTGCTAGAACAAAATCTAGACAAAATTTGTTGGTTTATGATATCAATGAATCCAGCAGCCATTCACATTTTAGAACAAAATCCAGACAAAATTAATTGGTCTTGGTTATCAATCAATCCATCAGCAATTCATCTATTAGAACAAAATCAAGACAAAATTGATTGGAAATGGTTATCTACAAATCCAGCAGCAATTCATCTTCTGGAACAAAATCAAAACAAAATTATTTGGACTTGGTTATCAACAAATCCAGCAATTTTCACATATGATTATAAACAGATTGCAGAACACAGATGGCCTATCAATAAAGAAATTATTCAAAACCGTTTCCATCCAAAAAATATGAAATACTTTTCTGGATGGGGAATTGAAGAATTTGATGATTATGAAGAATAAAAAATTGAATTCGTTTTATTTTTTACCATTTACTATTTATCAGTAAAATTGTAACAATGATAATATCGCATAATTATTACAAATTATTAGATTGGGTTCCTTTGGAGAAACTTA